CATGGGACGAACCACAACCACATAATGGTATACCAGCTAATGAACTATTAGACGATGACGACTACGCAAAAGGAGAACCTACTTATGAAGAATAAAATATTCAGAGTTAGCATAGCCCAGTATTGCAAACCTATTACAGTGTTTGCGAAAGACGAGGACGACGCTAAAAATAAAGCAACAGAAAACCATGTTTGGGAAGTAGAAGAAGCAAGTTTTGATATTGAGGAGATACCATCATGACCAACATACGAGGTAAAAGATTAATCATACTACGTAGTAATTGGTATTACTTTGAACTGTTTGTATTATTTTTCTTTGGTTCAATACTAGGGTGGTATGTAAACGAAACTTATACTATGATTGATGACTATATTAACGGAGAGCCAATCAATTATATATGTAAGAGTGGTAAAGCGTATGAACAAGCTGACCCAGTTAGCACTGTTTATATTAAGACAAATAAAGATTGTATAGGAGAGTGATATGTTAGAGAGAGTTAAATACAAAAGACTAAAACAGTTAGCAAGTGAGAGACCATATAGAGGTAGGGTTGGAAACTATTGGGGTTGGGATTCTCGTAGGTATGGCTACAAAGATTTTTATATATCAGATGTTACACAATCAGGTGAGCCTATATTTACACTGAGATTTTACCAAGAGGATTTAGTATCTATATATCCTGATGATACCGCAGTGTTTCTTAAAGACTCATACTATCAAGGTGAAACTACTGTGATGACAGGTATGTGTGAGAGTACATATCGTGGAGATGGTTCGGCTAAACTGTCATATTTTGGTAACAGTAAAAGACATGGTGGCTTTACTCATCAAACATGGGAAAGGAAACATAAAGACCAATGGTATAAAAAGCGTGAGCAAACATTGTTAGTCAAGGGTATTCACTATGATGTCAATACAAACAGAGCAGTAGAAAAGTTTGAGATTGTATATCGCAAGAGAGATAGAAAGAGAACTAAGGATATTATGTCTCAGCTAGACTCATACTACAATAAAGCCAAGCCATGGTTTAAGAGTATGTTATACGATGACTTCTTAAGTGAACGAGACAAACTATCAGGTGTATATATGAAAGAGGATGTTAAGTCTCTGTTGGCGGGAGATGTCGTCAAGGCATTTATAGTAGCGGGTATGAAACATGGTAGTCACTATTACAATACTAATTGGCATAATATACAAGAGATACCTGACAATATAATAGAAGATATGAAGATGGGTATGCAAGAGGAATTATACTATGTCAACGACGCTATGATAGAGGACGTTGTAGATGGTATGAATGGTAAACATAAAACAAGTCATCGTAAAATTGAAATTAGAAAGGGATAATGATGAATAGTTATATTAATAAGTATCAAGATTTAATACACCCAGTCATGGCAGATGTCAGTGATGGAGAAATGTCTCATATGATACATAACAAGGCATTTACTTTAGCAGAAGAACTAAATGCTAAATACAAACATAAAATCATGGGGTATGTTCCCATGGGTATGTCTTGGGGTAATGATAATCCTAGGATAGGTACATCTGAGAACTCAATGTATAGAGCAATAGTGATGGAAGCGGGAAACAATTTGCCATCATATTATATATATTATTATGATGATGTGTATGGTATATGTTCACCTAAGAATATTAAAGAACGAGGTAATAGACATGTAACAGTTAGTAAAAAATTGTCGTCATTGATGAAAGCTATCAAAGATAGGGGAGCAATACCTGAGAATATTTTTACTGACATATTTAAAAGAGATGATGGTTGGGCTATAAAAAATAAATATATTAAACATGTTGTAGATGTAGATAACATAATGTCTGAACTTAATAATATAAGTCTTAGAGGTAGTGTGTTGGGAGTGATACTTCAAAAAGCAAAAGGTATGAATGTAGATACTTCAGGACAAATCCAAAAAACTATTGACGAGACACTTGACAAAATTCTACAAAGAGAGCAAGATATTGAGTCAGGCATAAGAGATAAGTTATGTGTGTTTGATAAACCGATTAAAGTATTAGGTTATATGAAACATTTAAATATGTATTACGAGTATGATATGAAAATAGATAACGCAGTAAATGGAAATGAATCTACCATGAAAATGTTATCTGATATAAAAGTATCTAATATCATAGAAAAATTACCGAGCTATGATAGTTTAAAAGGTTTACTAACTATGTGGAAAGTTGTTTTACCTGAGTTTGCTAGGAAAGATAACTTAACTATTAGAAATGATTATTTTGTTGACTCTAATTGGGGTAATTCAAATAATTATAATGAAGATTTAGGAATATTAACTAATGAGATTAGAGACAATAGTCTTGGTTATAGTGAGTTAGCTTTCTTAAACCTAGAATAGGAATATATGATTTACGAGGGATTGGAACCCGAACCTCATCCAAATTTATTTACTTACTTTCAAGTCCCCATACGGCATACCGATGATGGAGAGTATATCGTATATCTTTTAAGAAATTTCAAAAGGGTGTTCACACAGGACACCCTACCTTCCTATATCAAATCCAAACTTACTTTTGCAAATGCCTTATATATTAATAGAATACCTGATGAAAATGTAGAGCCTTACCACTTCTTTATATTCAACGAGAATGGTGAAGAAGAAACCGCATGGAGAGTATCCGATAGTAACTATACTGTTGTGTTACCGATTGATAATCTAATAGAGTTGGTTGGATTAACCGACGAGAAAACCCGCCAAGCAAATCATGACCCCCGAGAAAAAAGTTAAAATACAAGTTAGAAAAGTTTTAGATAAAATAGGTTGCTATCATTTCATGCCCGCAACAGGCGGTTATGGTGCAAGCGGAGTCCCTGATATAGTCGCATGTTACAATGGTAAATTCATAGGTATTGAGTGTAAAGCAAATGGTAACAAACCTACCAAACTTCAATTAAAACATCTTAATGACATCACACTGGCTGGTGGAATGTCACTTGTCATTGATGAGAATAACATGTCAATGTTAGAACTATTCATAACTGATAAACAATCATTTAACTTAGGAGAGTAATATGTCAGAAGTAGATATCGTAAACCATCCCCCGCATTATAAAAGAGGCATTGAAACTATAAAAGTAATTAGGTCTAAATTAACAGTAGAAGAATACATAGGATATTTGCGTGGAACAATAATTAAATATATCACACGTCTAGGATACAAAGGACATGACGAAGATATGATTAATGATGTAGGTAAAATAATTTGGTATGCAAAAGAACTTGAAGATTATTTAAAGGAGAAAAGCCATGAGTGATGATATTTTTATGCGAGTGAAAAGACTTCTTGAGAACCATGTGGAAGTTTTAAATAAACATAGCATTGGTGATGAACATGCAGAGGAAGCACAAGACATCATCGATGAATTAAATGTGTTGATTAAAAACAAGGCATTTATTGAACACTTAGAACACGAGATTGAAGAAGAGGAACGCAAGATGGTCAGCGATGACTTGGCTAAAGAAATTCTTAACGGAAAGTTTTGTGTTGGTGGTAACTGCGAGGATTGAGAACTGGTATCAACTCGCTCTTTACGTTTTATTACCGAAGAGGCATAAATGGATAACATATTTACGCACGCATTACTAGACTTTGAAGACAAAATAATTAAAAAATACAGGTGGACAAAGAAGGACTATGAGTGGTATATTGAAAAACATCCATCTGACAAAATTATAAAACTGGACAAACCTGTGTATAAGTCGGATTATCACAGAGCATTAGAACTAGTAGGAGAAAATTTATTTTGAGTAAAAGAACAAAATGGGAAACAGCATTAACTGAACGAACAATAACAAAAGTACCTGCATACAAACGAGGTTTCACATATGAAGAGAAAGTAGCTAGAGTAAAGGAAGTACAAGCAAAGTACCCAAATGCTACACGACAGAAGATTACAGAGTGGACTGGTTATAAATCTACAATATTAAATGAAATGGAAGCAAACGGTGATATTAAATTACCTCCAAAGAAAAGAACAACAAGCAGAAATACATCTTGGATGAGACAATTAGGTAGATTAAGTGGCTGATGAAATAGATAAAGCAAACGACCAAATGGAAAAAGCTATGGCTTTGACTATGAGGACTATTAACACAAAAATAAAAGAAAACGACACAGGTGAGTGCATTTGGTGCGGAGAGCCTGTAAAAGACAAACGGAGATGGTGTAGCATTGAGTGTAGGGATGAACAAGAAAGGCATAGTTAGTCCATGCGTAGAGATATGTAGATACGAAGAGATTGATGGTGAACCTAGATGTATTAGTTGCTTTCGCACTTATGAAGATTTATCTAACTGGATGTATTTAACAAATGAAGAACGACAAAAAAGAATTAAACAAATTAAGAAAGATAGGAGAGAGTATGAACGTCAGCAAAAAAACAATAAAGATATGGGAAAAGAATCTTAAGCAAGGATATCGTTTTTTTCAACCGCACAATGCAATTCAATTAACACCAAGAACACTACGAGAAGCATATGGTACTAAAAACTTTGGGAAATAAATGTAACAAGTGTTCTAACCCTGCCAAGTACTATGACAAGAAAAAGTGGTGGTGTGGGTTTACAATGGATGCACACGGATACTGCAAAGCAGAGAAAGTAAAAGATAAATAATGCAAATAGTAACTCTCGACTTCGAGACGTTTTATGACGTAGGTTATGGACTTAATAGACTAACTACTGAAGAATATATTAAAGATGAAAGATTTCAGGTCATCGGTGTTGCCATTAAAATTGATGATGGTAAGACTAGGTGGTATAGTGGGTATGACAATATACAAGACATACTATCTTCCATTGATTGGAAACAATCAGCAGTATGTTGTCACAACACTATGTTTGACGGTGCGATCTTAGCGTGGCATTATAATGTTTCTCCCGCGTTATACTTTGACACGCTTTGTATCGCCCGTGCTTTACACGGAGTAAACGCAGGGGGGTCTCTCAAAGCCTTAGCTGAAAGGTATAACTTAGGACAGAAAGGTACAGAAGTCTTAGATGCAAAAGGTAAACGCTTAGAAGACTTTGCAGACCACGAACTACATAAGTATGGACTGTACTGTAAGAACGACGTTGATCTCACATATAAACTTTTTAATATCATAGGAAGAAAGTTCCCACCAGTAGAACATAAGTTAATTGACATAACACTGCGTATGTTTACTGAGCCACTACTTGAAGTCGACGACGCATTGCTGATACAACGGCTTGAAGATATTAGAACTGAGAAAGAAGAACTACTATCAGGACTAAAGACAAAACTAAACTGCCCTGATGAAGAATGTGTACGTAAAAAGTTAGCAAGTAACAAACAATTTGCAGAGCTACTAGAGGAACTAGAAGTTGAAGTACCTATAAAAGTGAGCCCTACAACAGGCAAAGACACTTATGCTTTAGCTAAAACCGACCAAGGATTTATTGATCTGCAAAACCATGAAGACCTTTTCATACAAGAACTTTGTGCCGTCCGCCTTGGTACAAAATCTACTATCGAAGAATCAAGAATAGAACGTTTTATTGACATTGGTGCAAGGAATCATAGCAGACTACCTATACCACTTAAATACTATGGGGCACACACAGGTCGATGGAGTGGTACTGACAAAGTAAACTTTCAAAACCTACCGTCAAGAGATGTAAAGAAGAAAGCGTTGAAGCAAGCCGTGATTCCTCCAGACGGTCACGTATGTATCAATGTAGATTCTTCACAGATAGAGGCACGAATATTAGTATGGCTTGCAGGACAAACTGATGTAGTAGAGATGTATCGAGAAGGGCGAGATGTTTACTGTGAATTTGCAAGTAAGGTATACAAAAGAAAAATAACCAAAGCAGATAAAACAGAACGAGCAGTTGGTAAGACTTGTATTCTTGGGTTGGGCTACGGTACAGGTGCGGGTAAGCTACAGGACGTGTTAAAACTGCAAGCGGGAGTTGAGTACAATGAAAACCAATGTCAGCGATTAGTTAATATCTACAGAGAGGTAAACAATAAGGTGATTCAGCTGTGGAGTGATTGTGATTTAGCTCTTCAACACATAGCTTCATGGCCCAAGGACAAAAAACCTTATTATTTAGGAGCTCAAAAATGTGTGGTGGTGACTCCTGAAGGATTGCGATTACCTAACGGACTTTATATTTATTATCCTAAGTTACAAAAAGACACATCAAAGTCAAGAACAGAATATAACTATAAGAATAGGTACGGAGAAACTTCAATATGGGGTGGTTCAGTTGTAGAGAATATCGTACAAGCACTAGCTCGAATAGTGATCGGAGAACAGATGGTAGCTATCAATCGTAGATACCGTCCAGTCTTGACAGTGCACGACGCTGTGGTTTGTATAGCTCCAGAGGAAGAAAAAGATGAGGCTTTAAATTTTATAATGGCAGAGATGTCTAAGCCACCAGCATGGGGTAAAGACTGTCCAATAACATGTGAAGGAGGGTACGCAGATACTTATGGGGACTGCTAAATTTACTGTACATGAACTAAACTATGATAAAGATAAAGTATTATTAAACATATTTAAACTTCAAGATATGTGGGTTTCTCGCTCTGATGACTATCCGTTTTTTACACTAGGGCGTAGCGCATACTTAGATGGTAAAACTTCTGAGTATAAAAAGATACAGAAAGGAATGAATGAACTTTTGTATAATAACTTTGAAGAGTTGTACAGTAGTGTATTACACGTATTACAAGATAAACTAAATGAAAGAGTGTATTTTCCTAAAGATTTGTGCTATCCTGGTTTTCATATTTTTGCATCAGATAAAAAGCTATTAAGTATTACAGGTAATTGGCATAAAGATTATCCTCATGAAACACTAGGTCTTGAAGATAAAGACACAAGCACTTTTACTGTTCCTATATTACTACCGGAATCAGGAGGAGGTATAGATTGTATGATAGATAACATGCCTATTTATGTTGGGTATAAAGAAAACGAGATGTTATGGCATGATGGTACTACTCTACATCGAATAGCAGAATTAAAAGACTATAAACCTAATGAATATAGAATAACTTTACAAGGACATTTAGTCAGACGTAATAATCGAATGGAGGTATTTTGGTAATGAATGTATTAAGTTTGTTCGACGGAATGTCTTGTGGACAAATAGCACTTGACCAATTGGGAATAAAAGTAAATAAGTATTACGCATCGGAGATAGATAAGTATGCCATTGAAATCGCAAAGAAAAACTACTCTAATACTCATCATCTTGGAGATGTTACAAAGGTACAGAATAATAGTATCGAGGAGAAAATTGATCTACTCATCGGAGGTAGCCCATGTCAAGGCTTTAGCTTTGCAGGGAAACAACTAAACTTTGACGACCCTAGGTCTGCTTTGTTCTTTGAGTTTGTTCGATTGTTTAACGAAACTAAACCTAAATACTTCTTGCTTGAGAACGTACGAATGAAGAAAGAGTACCAAGACATCATATCAAAGTACTTAGGTGTTGAACCCATCATGATAAATAGTTCACTCGTGTCTGCACAGAACAGAGTGCGGCTCTACTGGACTAACATACCAGTAGAGCAACCTGAAGATAGAGGCATTGTTCTAAAAGATATACTTGAAGATGGAGTTGTGGACAGAGATAAGGCACACTGTTTAGATGCAAACTATTTCAAAGGTGGTAATCTTAAGTCTTACTTTGAAAAACACAGACGCCAATTAGTATTTAGTAAAGATGGACTATGTCATGTAGGCGATGCAGATATTAAAGGGAATGATTCTATTAAACGAGTTTATCACCCTGATGGTAAAGCACCCACTCTTACCACTATGCAAGGCGGACATCGAGAGCCTAAGATTTTATGTGGTGCGTTTCGTGGTAGATATTATAATGAGGAAGGTAAACGTGTAGACCACAAACAAAAAGTGGCAGGGCTTACTAAACAGACTTTAGAAATACGAGAAGATGGCAAAACGAACACACTAACTACGGTGCAAAAAGATAATGTCGTAACGGTAAACAATGCGTACTACCGTAAGTTGACCCCTCTTGAATGTGAACGATTACAAACTGTACCTGATGGTTATACAGAAGGCGTGTCTAATACACAACGATATAAAATGTTAGGTAACGGTTGGACAGTCGAAGTAATTAAACATATATTTAAAGGAATGAAATGAAAAAACTATTAGTAGCATTAATTTTAACAAGTACTTTATCAGCCAACGAACTGTATGAGGCAAGTCCTGAAAACTGGAGTAACTCAGAACACAACTGGGATAACTCTTCAGACAACTGGGATAACTCAGAACACAACTGGGATAACTCTCCAGATAATATCTACAGTGATACTTTGATACGAGATAATTCAGGTGGTGTAACAGGGTATGCTGTAACTAATGATGAAGGCACGACAAACATTTACGACTTAGATGGAAACAGAGATGGATACATTTACGAGTGAGTATGGAAACAGTAGTTCTTAGTTTTTCTGGAGGTAGAACATCAGCCTATATGACAAAGTATATGTTGGATACTTACAAAGACAAATATAACTTTATTGTTTTATTTGCAAACACAGGGCAAGAACACCCTAAGACTTTAGACTTTGTACACAATTGTGATAAGCACTTTAACTTTAATACCGTGTGGATCGAAGCTGTTGTTCACCATGGTCAGAGAAAAGGTAATACGGCGAAGGTTGTAACATATGATACCGCAGACAGAGAAGGTACACCTTTTGAAGAAGTTATTAAAAAACATGGAGTGCCTAACAAAAGTTTTCCCATGTGTACCAGAGAATTAAAGCAGAGACCAATCATGAGTTACATGAGAAGTCTAGGGTATAAGCCTAGAAATTATAAGATAGCGTTGGGCATACGTGCAGATGAAACAAGACGAGTAAGTACAAGTGCTAGGCAAAAGAATGTAATCTATCCTTTAGTAGATG